GTAGGCACCCTACCTAGAAAATTGGCCTGATTACGGCTGCCCTTCTTGCTGTTGCATGATTGGCAACAAGCTACTGCGTTCTCGTAATTGACTACTAGATCAGGCGCTTTGCTAATCGGAATAATGTGATCGACTGTCGTGGCTGGCTGTTGGCAATAAAAGCATGACCATTGATCTCTAGCCAACACCTTTAACCTAAAGGCTTTGTAGTCTCGAGTTAATCGAGGATCACCACGCTTTGCCATTACTGCCAACCTCTAGTCCTTAGATGCTTAAGAGCTGCACAGTAGTTAGGCTCATCATACTTAGTAACACCATAACGCTTTGCTACATAGTACCAATATAACTCAAACTGCTTATCGTAAGGCGCATTGATAGCAGCCTTACTCTTTAATTGATAATAGCCATGAGTCTGCTTATTGCCGGTCTTATTGCCAATGGCATCGATCTTCCATCTGCTCTCAATATAGATGATTGAGTTATGGCATAAATACTGAGCATCTGTTAATTGGTAAGCAGCTAATGATTTGATTGATTTAGTAGCATCTAATTGAGCCTCTACCTTATCTGCTCCAGCAATAGGCATAGTGATCCCACTAACGATTGCTACCGAGCAAGCTACGCCTTTCAGGCTTGCTCTGAGCCCTTGAGGGGCTCTAGCCATAGAGTGTACCAAGGCAGTCAAATCCATTAACATAAGTCCTGCTCAGAAGGCGTGTCTAATTCCATAAGTTGTTTAATTGCATAATAAGCCTGTTGTGGAACTACACCATTACCAAGCATTTTAAGTTGTTGTGATCGAGATATCTCTATATCTGTAACCCAACCTATAGGCAGTCCCATCATGTATTCAACGAATGCCGGGTTCAATCGCCCAAGTTGATCCAATGTATTCGGTAATTCCTGTCCCGCCATCTCAGAGCTACTCCGGTACTTATTCCGGGCTTGCCCTTGGTTCTGCCCATCTCGTAATCCTTGACTCTGCTCTGATAAGCCTCGATTGGCTCGTCGTGATTTCTTACATGGATCACAGTCGGAGTTGGAAGCAACACCATCGACAGACTCACTTGATCCCTTGCCACATAACTGATCTTGGCATCGCTCGCTAATGGAGTAGGCAATAATGAATAATCTTGCTCTTTGGTGCGGCGCTCCAACATCGCTGGCGCGTATAATTTTCCATCTTGCATCATACCCAACGCTGGCAAGCCCATTGAGAACTTCTTTGAGTCCGAGGCTGAGATGCCCTCGAACATTTTCCAAGATAACCCATCTTGGTCTAAGACTGCTAATTGCTTCCAATATGAATGGGAATATGTGTCTATCATCATCTAAACCCTTTCTGTAACCTGCATGGCTGAATGGCTGGCAAGGATAACCAGCAGTTAATATATCAATAGGCTCAACGGCAGCCCAGTCAATCGATCTAATATCACCATGATTTGGATAATCAAAGCGTTGCTTTAACAGCTGTGAAGCATATTTATCTATTTCAGCGCACCAAGTCGTTTCAGAATTAAAATACGCCTCAACTGCCATGTCTAGGCCACCATAACCAGTGCATAATGAACCTATCTTCATTTATTTATCCGTACTGTAAAAGCCTGTACCCTTAAACTGGATACCAAAGCTGCTGTAAATCTTGCGCATTGGTTCATGGCAGAACCCGCATTCAACATCATGTGGTTCATTTATCTTTAACTCCTTCTCGTAGCGAAGATTGGCCTCGCATCGATCGTTAGTACACTCGAACTCATAGATTGGCATTACTGACTTTCACACCAGTTGCAGGGATCATTGATTGTCCATTCTCCACATTGATTGCATCGTCTTATGTCTGAGTCTTTAACGCTATCTCTGCGGTTCTCATACCCGGCAGCTCGTAGTAACTCCACCAGATCGCCAAGGCGAAGCATCGCAACATAATCTTGCGCCTGTTCTCCTTGCCCATTAAGCCGAAAACAAGCGAACCCCAATAAGCCGCTTTCAGCTGTCCTAGTTTCGATCTGGCGGAGTGTCCCTACTACATCGAGTCCTGTTCGCGCCTTAACCTCGCAGTCGAACGGGACATTGAGAATGTCGCGTCCAGAACCTCGACCTACCTGAGCGCCTTCCCACCAGCGGCGCAGGTAATCTGCTACAACACGCTCTGTGCGAAAGCCTCGATGCTTACGGCTTTGACTCATTGACTGCGTGGCATTTCTTGCATGACCAAGTAAGCGCTTTGCCTTCTACCCAGAATGCTAACTCTGTACTTGGAACTGGCTCGTTGCATAGATGGCACAATATCCTAACTTGTAGCGCATTGAGCATCTCACGCGCCTTTGCTTTCTCATATAATTCATCGTCTGTTGGGAACTTTTCCCATTCACCATCTTGGTTCTTAAACTGTAAGCCGCTCATGATCTGGCCACCTGTGGCTTCCATGCGCCATTGGCATCGATCACATACCAGATCGGATCGCACTTATCGACTTCAGCCCATGTCTGCTGCCGTTGTGGCTGAACAGGGCAAGACATATTCGCCCAAGGCTTGCCATTCTTGTTACCAGTACGCCATAAGCGTTGACCATGCTTACATTCTGGAATGTCTTTATCAATCTTAGTAGCGCCTAGAACATCTTGAACTAACGCAACAGCCTCAGCTGCGCTAGGTGCTGGAGCAACCGCCTTAACAGTCCAAGGATCATCTTCGACTTCTATAATGATCTTGTCGGCTAACTTCTCATTGAATGGCTTAGATGTAGGTTTATCGGCTACTTGCCCTACTTTTTCCATGTCGTCTCTTGTGGCAGTTTGTCCACCCTTAAGAAGCGTGATTGCTCTGCCAAGAGCTGATGAAGCAATATCCTCTGCATAAAATCTACGCATATTTTGGATATATTGATCCCTAACTCCATGAGCGATATTACTAGTCGCAGGATTAGGGTCGTTAACATCGCGATAAACTTCAGCCTTGCAAGTAATATATCCTTTTTCAACATCGTGATAAGTGATTTCAATGCTTGTCCTTCCCATGGGATAGTTTTCCACGAACCAGCGGTTCAACATCGCAACTGTCTCGTAATCATCTAATTTATACATAAAGTTCATTCTCCTCTGTTGCTAGTTGTCCGGCAATGGCAAGGTAAGAAGCGCCGTCGATCCAACTGTCGATCTTCTGGCTGTCTTCAATGGTTCTGGCAATCTTGACGAGTGAGAGGATAACTGCCACTTGGTAATCCTCAACTGGCATCTCCAAGTAGGCTGAGATAAGTCTGGCTGCTCTAGCCATATTGTCGCTTGGGTGACCATAATGCAATCCGCGCTCTTGGTATAGATTAGTTGCACTTTGTAGGATTTCTTCATGCTTCATACTCTGGCCTGATCAAGCTGCTGATAGTGCTTGCGTACTGCTTTGCGGCCAACGATGTAGCCATCTCTCTGACCTATTTTGTACCCCATAAAGAACATGAGGAATGCGATCCCGCATATTGCTATTTGTGCTGTAGTCATTTACTGCCCTTCTACTGCGCCCTTCGCAGCTTCTTGGCATAAGTGTTGCATAAATATCAGACAGAACTGCGGTGTGACTTATAACGAAATGGTAACAATTCTACTTCGTCAACCGCATCATCGATCGTCCGGCGGATATCGTTATCTAGATCGTCCATAGCGGCGACCATTGACTACGAATGTGCCGTCCTTTTCTAGGTTAATTAAAGTTACTTGCGTGTCCTCAACTATTACGAATGCTTGCTGCCAATTCATAGTTCCCTTGGTATAACCAGCCTTGCGAATATCCATTAAATGCCCGCCTTCTACGCCTCGCAGAATGCGGCCTATTTTGCCCCCAGAAGCCTCTGTAAAGGCCGACATTCCCGCTCTGTGAGTGTGACCACAGATGACGCTTAAACCATGCCTACGGGCCGCTCCAAGGGCTGTAAGACCCGCGTTAGGGTTAATGCCCTGCTCGTCACCATGGACGGCTACCCAGCCCTTCTGGAAGGCGTAAGGCTTCTTATGATAGGTAATGCCTAATTCATCAAGTTTAAGAAACTTCTCAAAGCGCAACTCTGGCAGCGCTAGGAATGCTGGGATCTTCTTCATGATCACATTGTAAAGACGATCTGTGTGATTGCTTCTGATCATGTGAGCTTCTTTAGAATGCTCAACTAGCGACCAGAGAACCTCTACTGCTTGATCTCGGTCATCTCCAAGGGTCTGCTCGAACCAACCCGGCATTCCTTCTGTCCATCGGCTGATCTGTGGGAGATCGATTTCATCTCCCAGAGTAATGACGCTATCGGGGCGGTAAGCCTTAATAAAACTTGCAACATTCTTTACTGCTACTTCGTCATGATAGGGAACTTGTAGATCGGGAACGATTACAGTTCTTTTCATCGTTAGTCCTCGTCATCGTCATAAGGGATTGAGTCGGGAAGATTAGGAAGCCAGTTAGGTGTTGGCAAGATTGTTGCCGGGTAAGTCAAAGGCTCAAGCAATAGCGCCAAAGCGATATCGTCAGCAAAGCCAGCCTTCTTTAGACTTTTCCAGTATTCGTTTAACCCAATGCAATAAGTTTCAAGCATTGAGTAGTCCTCAAGGTCTATAACTCTTTTGCGTGCCATGGCTTTATTGTGACTTAGAACTCAGGATTTCGTACACTTTGTCAAGGCGTGTCTCTAATCTATCAATGGCGTCACGCATTGATGAGCCACTATTTTGCTTCAATTCCTGTAAATAATGCTTCACTAGGAACTGGAGCATCGCAGTTACACCACCCAGAACCGTCGCGATCGCTACTGCAATAGCAGCATAATCGGTTGCGTTCATCGTTTGGGCGTGGCATATCCGAAAATACCGGCAACGATTGAGCCAAGGATTGCGCGGTAGTCCAAAGAGAAGTTAGATGTAGTTCCCCAAACGGCTAAGAATGCTCCGACTGAGATAACTGCTGGGTGCTTCATATTCATTTAGTTGCTCCTAGTAATGGGATATTAAAGAACGAACCATCTTCATCACCTTTGATAGTGAAAGATATATGGCAATGATGGCGGTGCTGGTTAATGCCCGTATAAGTTCTCCAACGCCATACTGATTTAGAACTGGCAATCTTGCCGTCAAAGATGATGTAGGAGATGCGTTTATCAGACTTTGCCAGCTGACGAAGTTGATCTGCCACATCGGGCATGAGGTCGGGCTTGGCTTTGCCGGATAGATCGCGGTCAACATCAATGGCACGAACCCAGCCCTGCTCATCTGGATTATGGTCAGACTTACGAGTTGAGTGCCGACTATCACCGATCCAGCCGTCTGAGGTGCGATCACGATCGCTGAAGCAGTCATCGAACTGTTCACGAAGTTGGATTGCAGCCTTACTTAGCCTTGTTTCCATCTGCCTTAACTTCTTTAGGATTTAGCCAAGCCTGATAGTCAGGATTATCTTCGGTGCAAGTAACGCGAGTTAAGCCGTCATCATCTATGCGAGCGTAAATCTTAATTCCGTCAAAGGTTGTTTCTAATAGTTCATATTTCATTATAGTTCAGCACTCCAACCAAGATAGGCGTTTGAATTGTTTGCATATAGAAGTGAACCCTGACCAGCAGTTAGACCTGATGCAACTGTGGCGGTGCAAGAACCATTGACCAAAGTCCCAGCAACAAATACTGGTACTGCGTTGCAATTTGTTACTGTGAAGTTTCCATGTAGAACTGCATAATCGGCGGCTGTGCCTGATACTTCTAACGCGCTAGGCGCAGTTCGCATTGAGACTGGAAAAGAAATAGTCCATGCGCCGCCTGCGGTGCTAGTGTTGTAACCTGAACCAAGCCTAGACCCTGTGGTAACTACAGTTCGGTAGTAATACCTTTGGCAGGCTGCAATTTCGCCTTGAATAGTGCCTGTTGCAGTTTGGAAGTTTGAAGCGGTTGATGCTGCCTCTAATTGAACGCCCCAGATATCAAAAGTAACTGCTGCGGCTGTCGTTGCATTAAAAGGGTAGATATTTAGAAAAGAGGAAGTTCCAATAGTTTTCCCAGTTATTGAAGGAATTGCAACCGTTGTTGTAAATCTTGTCCAAGATGTTGTTAAGGTCACATTTGAGCCATAAGTATAAACCGCAGTTGAACCGCCTGAGCCAAAGTTTTGCTCAAATACAGTACCAACACTCAAAGTTCCTGTATCAATTTTGGCATAAAAAGATAAAGTTACTGTTTGACCAGCATAAGTTCTAACATCTTCAATTTTCTGTTGCAATGAAGCGTAAGTACCGCCAGCCGACTTTGCCATACGGTAAAAGAATTGACCTTCATAACCTGCAACTGGAGCCGTTCCAGCCGTAAAGGTTTGGCGGCTCTGTGTAACAGTTGCGTTAGTATCGCCATAAAATCTATCGGCTAAATAACCAAAGGTTGCAAGAGTAGTTCCGCGTTGCCACACGCCATAATCACCGTTAATTATTTTGTTCTTAGCCCCTGCGAATTGAGCAGATTGAAGCAGATTGATAGCGCCGCCGACGTCATTCATGTTTTGGGCGGTTAAAATATCGCCTGTGGCGTAGTTCACCTTGCTTGGAAATGTTGCCATCTATTTATTCTCCTAATACGCCAATACAGATGTGCCTATTATACCTTGAACCGCGCTATCCAGCGTGAAGCCGTCAGTAATTGGCTCAAGAGTAGTAACTGTAACTTGCATCTGGTTTGGCGTGATATTCCAGTCAAGTCCTTGGCATTGAAGTGTTTTAACTATTGTAGATCCATCGGGTTGGATATTGGTGATTTTCAGCGCGGTAAAATACTCAAGCCCTAACATTGTGCCGGTTGGAACTGCTGTATCTAGAAGATCGACAGTCATTGCATCAATGCGGATAGTTGTCTCAGCTCTAGTAGCAACATAAATCCTTGCGATATTAAGCGCATCTGCATCTGTCTGAGCGATTAAGTTTGTCTCGTTAGTTTGGTGTGAGAAGTATTTAACGATAGAAGCTGCATTCTCAGCCAGTTGAGCAGATCCGCCAACGCGGGTCATTGAAGCAGAGTTAATGATCAACTTATCGTCAAAGGCAAAGACCAAGTTCTTGTACGGAATGCCGCCAGATTGATTGAACTCGATTGGGGTTGCACTAGCTGAAGTGATCGTATTAGTGCGGTTCTTAAATACTGCTGTGCCAGATGAGTTGATGAAGAATGCGCCCTGCTCTGAGTAAGCAGCATTGAGCAAAGCATCGAGGGAAGTTCTAGATGTGCCGGGATCTGCCACGCAGGTTGTATTGCCGGTATCGATCGAACGCATATTGGTTGGGAAGGTTACTTGGTTCAAGATTGCGCTTACGCGTGTGCCTGTGTCCTGCCCTGCTGTAGCGCTGGCAACTGTTGTAATGGCTGCTTGTTGCATGAGGCGGAATGCGTCATTGCAAACAATATCAACATAACCAGTTTCTTGGCCTTGAGGATAGGTATAGCGATACTCGGTTGTATAGCCTGAATAAAGGAAATAAGAAGTGCCAGCATAGGTAGCAGCAACGCGCAACTTGCGAAGCGGCGTCAGATAGCCGTAGTAAGGCGATGCTGTGTTCTGCGGGTTAAAGTAAGACAGAGGATCGAGAACGCGAACTGTTGCCGTTCCTGCCTCGTATTGATCGCGCATGATATTACGGCCGCGTCTAATACTGATTGAGTAAACATCTGGAGTCAGATCAACTACTGGTTCGACAACTGTCGATGCAGATAGTGTGCCTGTGCCTAATAGACCATACTTTGAGTCATTCAGCGTAAACGGGTAGCCAAAGGTTGCGCCAGAGCTGAAGTCGAACGATACGCTGATCTCTGCTGGTAATGCCATTATCCGAACTGGCTCTGCAATCTTTCTAGGGCAATGATCTTGCCTGATAGATAGTTATTGGTCTGAACCTTGGAGACTGCTCCAGTTATCTCTTGGCCATCGAGGGTAACGATGACGCTTACATCTGGCGCATTGTTTTGGCCATAGGTGAAGTTGCCTTGAGATCCTGACTCTAATGGATAGATGCCTTGCGGATTACCCATAGCGGCTGGCACATTTGTAGCAGGAACGCCGGGTTGAATACTAGCAATCATGCGAACTTGAGCCTCGAGCATATCGAGATAAGACTTCCAACCGCTAAAAGGGTTCTTAGCATCTGGCAAGTTAGCAAGGTAAGCGGCTAGTTGCTGAGATAGTCCTTGAGACTTGGCCAATTCGTAAGCAAGTTTAGAAGCCTCTGAAGTGTTGCCAGTAAGGATTGCTAGTTGTAGTTCTAGCCGAGTTCTTTCTTCATCGGTGATCTTGCCTTTAAGAGCTGCGATAATTCCTGCTTGCTGAATATCAAAGAGAGTTCCAGCCTTCTGAAGCGCTGTCTGCTCTTTAATTGCCGCAGTCTGCGCTTTAGTTGTCTTAAGTAGTGCATCTCGGTTCTTCTTTGCAGCTTTGTCTGCTGCTGCCTTGGCTAGTTCTGCTCCGATTGCTGGAGTTATGCCAGAGCCAGTCTTGCCTCGGTTCATCTCCGCTTCGCCAATAGCCTTAAATTGGCTAAAGTTGCCAGATAGTAAAGCCTTTGCTTGACCTAAGCCAACGCCGAAGCGACGAATAAAAGTTTCTAATGCTGTTGAAGCCTTCTCAATCAGCCCAATAGTGTTTTGCAATCCCCCAGAACCACCGCCACCAAGGGCAGAGAGTGCATCTAGCAAGCCTCTACCAATTGCTTCTTGAGCGTTCTTAGCTGCGACAGTTAACTTATCTAGTGAGCCTGAATAAGTATTGGCTGTAAGTTGAGCTTGTCCGCCGAATAGATCGTTAATTCGTGTCTGGACTTCCTCAAAGGACATGGCCTTGAGTTGTGCTTGAGTTAAACCAATACCATACTTAGCAAGGGCGCGGGTCTGCCCGACATAACCCTTGCTTAAGTCTCCTGCAACACTTAGAACATCTGAGCCACTAGCGGCAGCAAGATCGAGGGCTGTGCGAAGCAATGACTGGCTTTTGGCAACATCGCCGGTCGTGGTCAGCAACCTCTGGTATGCAGGGCGAAGCTGATCGTCAAGAACTCCAAATTGCTTTTCTAAATCCGCAATAAAGTTTTTAACGGCAGGATCAGCAAAGGCTAGTCCTAAGTTATCAAGTGACTGGGTTAGAACTCTGGCTGCTTTATCGTCATCTGCGAAAGCCTTGGCTGCATTGAAACCGCCACGACCTAAGCGTTGAATAGTAAATAAACCGAGGTAAGACTTAGCTAGCGTTTTTACTTGATTATTAAGCCCAATGGTTGCCTTGGCTGCATCGCTAAATGCTTTCTTGCCAGAGAATACAGTTGCAATATCAATCTTTAATTTATCGTTCATTATTTAACACCAGTCCTAGCCTTAAACTCAACGGCGGAACTGCCGATTGCCTTGACCACAGCCGCAGTAACTCTGCCTTGATCTTCTGCAAAGGCTCTAAAAATAACGCGGCCAGTCATTTTGCGAGTGGCTCTGCCAGCTTGACCTTGTTGACGAGGGCGAGCATTTACTAAAGCGCCAAGAGAGTTAGCGCGGTTAATAAACTGCTTACCAGCGTTAGGATTTAGAGACTTGTTAACCTTGTTTGATGTATCGATGTAATCGCTGAACTTACCGCGAGTTGAAGACTGAGAAGGTTGTCCGCTAGGGTTCTTGCGCCCTGCTGTCTCGTAGATTGCTCCACCGGCAGATGCGTTAATTATCCGAGCAAGAGATACGAAACCGCGCTTATTAGGGCGAGAAGGACTTGTTGAGTATTTAACACCGCGTATAGCTTCTGCCTGATCGTATTTAGGAAAATGGCGATATTTGGTTGTCTCGGTTGATGAAGCCTCGGAAGTCCAGCCAGATAACATTGCACCATTGGAAGGTAAGAACCCTCGAGCTTTATTAGTAATCGGTTTAAGTGCAGCCGCCATTTGTTTGGTAGTTGCCTTTGCTAGATCAGGCTCAAACTGTCTTAGGGCTTTGCGAAGGTTATCAGCGCCTTTTAACTCGACTGGCATCGCTCTGCTCCTTTGCTTTATCCTTTAGGGCTTGTATTAAAGTCCTAAACATTGTGTGATCTAGTTCAATTAAAGTTTGGGGCGAGAGTCCTGTCTCGAGCGATAGTCTCGCTACGAGATAGGTGAAGGACTCCCGCGTTACTCCAAAGGGTCATCGTCTAAGACCTCGACTCGCGTCAATGTCTCAAGGAACGACTCTCCGAAGGGTTTGACTGTCTCACCCGAACGACGGATTGCTTCCCAACACAACCAATACAGATCGCCTTGGCGTTCCATATCTCGAAAGGCTTTTTGGAAGCCCATCTTGGCGTGTTGCTCAAAGGCATACTCGATCGCTGGCGTTATCTGATATTCGTTAACGCTGCCATCTGCCCTTGTTACCTTTAGTTTTGCCATTGTTTGCCCCTTAGTTAGTTATTAGGAAGTAGTAATTACTACTGTACCTTGGACATTCCAAGTTACTGACTGTGTGCCCAGATCGCCAACCGCGCCGTTAATGTCGGTGGTTCCGTTTACTAAGCATGACATAGTATAAAGAGGGTTTGTCGCTGAAGTAGCGGCTGAAGTCTGTTTTAGAGTTACTGTTACTGAAGTTCCCCATGCTGCCTGAAGCGTTGCTAGAACATTCGCTGCTGCTGTGTCGTTTAGGAAGTCAATAGTTACAGATGATGCTTCTAAGCCTTTGACGAACTTATGTCCGCTATCTCCCATTGCTGTTACTTCAAGTTCATCGAAGTTACGATTGAGCGTTACTGATTGAACATGGTCGGTAAGGGCAACCGAATTAACAGTAACCTGAACTCCATTATTTAGAAATACTGCCATTTTGGTTATTCCTCATCTTTCTTAGTTGCCGGTTTAGGTGCTGGTGTTGCAGGAGTCTGACCAATCTTGATCAGGAACTCTGCTTGTTCTTTTTCCCATTCATTCATGGTTAACTCCAACTCGTTAGTATTGAGACTTGCATTGAGCAAGTCAGAAGATCGCCTGTTGCAGAAGCGAGAACGCTAGGCGCGCTCACATCTCCCACATTATAGACGATAGAGGAAGCCGCTAACTTGTTAAACACAGCAACTAGCATCTCCTCAATTCCATTTAGATTACCTTCGTTATCAAGGAGAGGCAGAAAGATATTGATATTAAAATTAGCCATAGGCGCAATGGTGTTGTACTTGTTATTGCTAGGCGTTAAATAAGGATCTGCCGGGCTAATAACTACGCTGTTAACTATTGGCGTTGCTGGCGGGAACGCAAAGGTAGAGTAAAGAGTGTTATCAACTAAAGCTGCTGCAATAGTGGCGCGAAGTGTTGTAATGGCTGCGGTCATGGTTAGCCAACCATCGAGCGCGGATCTAGGTAAGGCGCAATTAAACCGCGAACGCGAGCAATCAAAGTGTTGGACATAGTAAACGGGCTAGGCGCATAACCATCAACAGTCATGCCCTGACCGCTTGGCGCTTGGCGCGCTTGCCAAATAGCCACGCAGATCATAAGGCTTGCTTCCCTGACGGCTGGGATCGTGGCATAAGTATTTTGAGTTACGCCAGAAACAACGCCGAAAGGAACTACAGGGTGGTATTCACTAGCTGTAGGACTACCAGTTACGGCATAAGTTATAGTGTAATCGCCAACAGCTGTGATGGTCTTTGTGCCATTAAAAGGTGTTCCATTTTTTGTTATTACTACAGATTGCCCAACATAATATGTCTTAGTAACTAATTCATTGAAATATAAAGTACCCTCTGTAGTCGTGTTGCTATGACCTACATTGTAATTTTCGTTCTTCCATAGAAAAGGCAACAAGGCATCATCAGCGGCATCGCAAACTTCTTGGATCGTGGCATCTGAATAAAGACTGCCAACGCCAAGTGCAAGTTTAAGTTCTGCAACTGTTGTTGTACTCATTGTTATCCTTTCTAAAGACTGGCTGGGTAGAAGGGCACTACCCAGCCAGCGACTTAAATAGGCTAATTAAGCCTTGTTGACCTTAAACGCTCCTGCACCGATCTTGGTTGCAATAGCGCCGTATCCGTACATTGCGATGTTAACTTGGCCAGTTGCAACTACATCAACACGAAGTTGGTAAGTTGGTGACTCGTACCACGTGTAAGCATCTGGGTTAACGATAAGGATTGAGCCGTCTGTATCTGTTGTAGATGCTGTGTTAGCAGTTACGAACAGATCGAGTCCGGCAACATTACCGCGAACTGAAGTTGGAGCAACTACGCCGCCAGCGTTCTGTGGAACCTGTGCGTTGTAGATTGGGCGTCCGCCGTCGTTTAGAGTCATTACATTTGACCATTGGCTGGTGTTCATGATGATGTTGCGAGCAAAGCCCTGTGTGCCGTTGTAAACAGAAGCAGCGCCGCGAGCAACTATGCCAAGCAACTCTGAAGCTGTTGGGTAAGTTGCTACTGTTGTTGCATCAAGTGATGCGCCAGTAATAAGAGCAGCGTTAACTGCTGTATCTGTGACCTTTGCGTATTGTGCAGCAAGGTTGTTCATTAACTCAGTTACGAAGATTGGGTTAGAACGATCTAGAAGTTCTACTGAGAATGTCTGTTGTCCGGCATACTTCTTCACATCTACTGTGATGAATGCTGCGTTCTGATCGACATCTTCGATTGTTCCGCCTTCTGCTTCGACTGTTACGCCTGGCATTTGTGTGATCTTTGGAATTTGGAACTGAAGTCCTGCGTCAGGCAAATTTCCGCGTGAAACGGCATCGATGTTGCTGCGTGTTGAGTTAGCAAGTCCGTTGATTACTGTTGAAAGCTGACGAGTTGGTACTAGACCAGCGTTATCAGTTGTATCTGCGGCTGCTGCAAGGTACTGACGAGCATCTTCTGATCCCATTGCTGCTTGGATAGACATCTCAAGATGCTTCGTTGCAGAGAAATCAAGGCGAGGCTTTGAGTAAGCCATTGCTGAAATAGTAGGGCGAGCAGCTTCTACGGCCGCAGCTTCTACTGGTGTTGCTTCGACTGGAGTGGTTTCTTCCACGACTGTCTCGCTTTCTGTGTTGGTTTCTTCAGCAGGGATAACTTCCTCTGCTGCGATCTCAAGTACTTGAGCAGACTTAAAGGCTGGCTCTGTTACTAGAGAAACTTCTTTTAACTTAGCCGCTGATACGACTGTATGGCCATCGCGTGATGGCTTTGATGAGATGATCTCTGCACCGATGCTCAAGCCTGTAACCAGACCTTCTTGTGCCATGATCAAGGCATCTGAACCTGCGGTGCTACGAGATAAACGAAATACTGCATAAATCCCATCTGGGCGAGTTTCTGCACTAATCATTTTCCCGATTGGCTTTTGCATACTATGTTGAGATAAAAGACGGATCTTTGACGGATCTGCAATCTCAATCGATCCAGCCTCAAAGGTATAAGCGCCAAGGTTAGTGTTGCCTACTTCGCCAGTACCAAGCGGAACAATCTTGCCGGATATTTCTCGGCGATCTTCGTTGCACTCGATGGACGATGCTTCAATGTATAGAGTTTCCATTAACTTCCATTTCCGTTAGGAGATAAATCTTCCATTTCCATCGCTTGCTCAGTTGTAATTAGACCAAGGGCAAGCATTTTTTCAAGTACTAGCAAGCGTTCCATTGGCTCAGTACGAAGGAAGGTATCGTCTAAGCAGAACTTTACATAGTGGCCAGTAGTTGAAATATCGTCCATGCTTAGGCGAGACTCGATGGCCGATACATAAGGTTGGAGAGTAAAAGCAACCATCTGCTTGCGCTCATCTTGCACATTGGCATAAGTCATAGTTGTGTTCTGAGAAGCAGAGACATAGTAAGGATCTACAGAGCAAAGTCTGGCGCATTCAGTAGCAAGGTTCTGGATCGCATCGTTATAGCCCATGTCTTTAGGGCTGAAGCCGATTGTCTGATAATCAATAGTTGAAGTCAGGTAAGCAGTATTGTTATTTTGACGAGCGCGCTTCCAAGCTGCTAGAAGTCCAGAGACTTCGCTAGGCGGAAGATCCGCGCCGGTATTTTTTAAGAAGCCAGTTGCAGATGGCGTCTGAAGTGCGATTGATGCTGCGCGTTGCGCATCGAGGGCGGCTTTAATTGTAAGTGCGCCGACATTTAAGATGCCTTCGTCTTTCTGGAATGTAATCAATGAACCAATACCAGACATCGGAACTGGCTTGCCATCGATGTTGTACTGGGTAATGAAATTAGTTGCTGGATCAGTTAAGAAGCCAACGCGAGTGTTAGCGATCCAGTTAGCGCGAGCCATTCTGCCGTCCTCGGCATATACCTCCGTAATTTGCCAGAAGGCTTGGCCGTACATCAATAACGAGTCGAGCGTGAAGTACAGGGTCTCGAATAATGGTTGATGCTTAGAAGGTTGCTCAACCCATTTAGGTGCGGCAATCATTTCGCCAGTTGACTTCTTGTAATACTCTAAAGGAATGCTAGCGATTGTTCCGCTTATGAGATCGCGGCAGCGTTTGATCGCTGGCACAGATAAAGCCATCTGGCGAGTAACGATCGCTGGAATGTAATTGTTGTAGCTATAGAAGCTGTCCGACATAATCTGCGGCGCTTCTTGAGCCTCTATCACTTTTGGCTTGCGATCAAAGATACCCATAGAGGGCAATTATACACTACATATAGTTTATTCTGCGTAAATAGCCGCTACCTGTTGTGGTTTCATTAACATCGAGACAACCATCGCTAAAGAAATTGGCGCAGATATATCGCCAGCAGATTTTCGCTTGACGATACGCCAAGCGGCATCGTTTACCTTAGCTGCGCAGTTATTCATTTGCTGGATCAGATTGGCTTGCCCATTGTGAACTACCTTGTGAGTTATTAGGCCGTTTAAGAGATCACCGCAAGCCTGATAGAACTGCTGGCCTGAGATGTCCTGCACAATGCAACCAGCGTTCGATAACTTATCTGCGATTGTCTGGGTTGCGTATTTGTCATAGCAGATTTGACGCGGCCGATAAAGATCGGCATGAGCCTTAATATCTGCTGCAATTCTTAGATCATCGACTGATATTGCACTTTCCCAAGTCTGCAAGATGCCTACACCTATTCGTCCATCGGGGAGTAATTGACCGGCAACTAGTGATGCATTGCGTCTAGATGGCGATACATCAAAACCAAAGACTGTGTATCCGCCCGGCGGGATCTGCAACTCACTATCGCTAGTTTCCTCAAGTATCCCATGCGGCCAAGGGCTGCTTAGGGAGTCGATCCATTGGCAAAGCAACTCTGTGCGCGTATTTTCTATTGGAGAAGTTGCCACGCTCTCCTCGAGCGTTTCTTTCGTGACGAGATAGCCAAGTGCAGGATTGGCAAGCGCCCAAGCCTTTGGATCGTCAATCTTGCAGTACTGAGGCGCTGAGTATTCGTAAAAGCCAAAGGACTTAGGCGGGTTATCTAAGGCTCGTTCTCTCAGCTGATTAAGTACGGCAGAGAACGCATCGCCAGCGTTAGAAGTTAGGAATGTGTGCGCATTGGCTCTGGCGCGAGTTACCGGCATTGCTGCTCGATAGCCATCTTCTGACCATTCTCGGATCTCATCGAGGAATAGTGCATCTGCGGATCTTCCACGTGCTCCGTCTCGGGTTGCAGCTACTACATCAAGTCTGCGGCCGTCTTTCATCTCGATCGACTCTGTGCCGTTGGCGTATCTAATCTGTTTAACAGTTGCCATAAGGTTCTCGTTATTCTCAAAGACATGGGCCACTTGGCGAAAGGTGTCTAGCGCCATCGATCGATTAGAGGACGCGATGATCACATTCTTGCTATCCCACTTGAGAAGATGAGCCAAGATCAACATTCGAGTCAGATGAGTCTTGCCATTCTGCCGGGCAACCAAGATCAGGTTAGTCTTGCGGATCCAGTTGCCTTTAGCGTCAACTCGCAACATATCTCGTAATACGAACTCTTGCCAAGGCAATAATGGCAGTTCAATCATCTTGGCAAGTTCAATTACATCATCGACTTTAGACTTGCCCTTTAAGTAAGGGCTGTGAAGCCTCGGTTCTGTTGCCCCTCGTAGCGGCTGTTTACGAGCTGCCATGATCAGGCTTGATCTGGGTTAGGTCGGGCGGTAAACGGACTGTCTTGGTGAACTTTGGACTGCATCGGAGAGAGGCAGCCAGA